GTGAAGGGGGTGAGGACGGTGGGAACATCTATGGGTTTTTCCCCGGCGGGGTTCAATCAGATTGTAGTATTTTCTGATAAAAACGACTTCAAAGACATTGTGGCCGCCAATCCAGCGATGACGGCAATCATCGAGGATAGCGACCACAATATCTACATCGCAGGGGTTAAAGCGGGGGCCAGTTGACTGCGGGGTATAACGGAGGCCCATCCTTTTCCCATTCAAAGATGATAGACTCCGGGAAACCTTCTCCAGGAGGTGCACCGAGGTCTTTCCATCCGGCCTGCGTGTAGGCAAAGTTTACGGCTTCATATTCAAGAATATCGTGCGAGGTTAACTTGTACTCATAGCGAAAACCTTTGCAAGACATAATTTCACCCCCTTCCGCGCCCAGTATACCACGGCAAGGAGGGGAGGACAACAAAAAGCGCCCCGGCCGGTGGTGTAGCACCGACTGAGGCAGAAAGGAGGACGTTATGGAGAATTTGGAACCGCGATTTACGACCGAAGATGTCGCGAATCGCTACGGAGTAAAGATCACAACAGTTCAACGGTGGGTGCGGGAGGGGCGTTTGACCGCTCTAAACTTAGGCGGAAATCGGTATGGGCCTTATGTATATCGTCCCTCAGACCTAGAGGAATTTGAACGGAAGACAGTCAGGGAGGCGGTATCTATATGAAAAACCGTACCCGAAACGAGCGCCGCCGGGCACGCCGGGAAGCTGTGCGCGCGGCGGTGGTTGCCGCCTGTTTCCTGGCGGCCCTGTTCGCGGACAGTTGGGTGGAGATCATCCTATGACCGCCACCAAATTCCCAACCGCTTGCGAATTTTTCAAGAAAAAAGACCGCCGGTGCTGCAACACCAAGCGGCCTAAAGGGAAAAGAAAAGTTGATCCGCCCTTATTTTAGAGGGCTTGAAGGAGATTGTCAAGTATGAGTAGCTACATAATTCCCGCTTCCATTACGCCGCGGCCCATAAAGCCCAAATTGATCATGGTGGAGACCGTCGAGGCGATTATGGACGCTGGGCCGTGCGCCATTCTTCCGGTAGCCGGTGACTGTTTGGAGGGCGTGGACGTAGTAGATGGCGGCTGGGTGGCAGTAGATTTTACCCGGCGGCCCGCGCCCCCCAGGTATAGGAGCAAGGGCGGCGACGGAAGCTCCGATCTCTGCCTCTGCTATGCCACGTTCCCCGGAGCGCCTGGCCCTATGATCATGTATAAGGAGTATCAGGGCGTATGGGGTCCCTGGCAGATGGTGGGCACTCGATATAAGTCAATGTGGGAAGGCGGCAAGCTGCGCCTGAACTGCGGCATGGTGGCAAAGCGTATCTTCGACGTGATTGTGGCCTCCTACGACCAGGACGGGCGGCTTCTGTGGCAGAGGAACCCCGAGGAGTTTCCCAAGGAGCTGGGCGCAGCGCCAACCATTCACGGTGATGTAGGGCCGTACCAGGGGGTGAGAGCATGATTACATTTCCAACCACGGTGGAGACTTTTGTCGCCTACAATGGGAAAACGGTCGCTGACCTTGATGCTACCACGATAGAGCTCCTTGACTACTGTGTCAGTATCTTCAATGGCGCGTTCTACGCTGGGGCCAAAGGGGAAGCACCTGTTAATATCATAAAAGATGCTGCAGAAGACTATGCCCAAGCGGGGATGCAACAGGACTTTGAGAATCCGAAAATTAAATGCTTTTATGCCAGTTTGCAACGTATGTGCGATGAGGCATGGAAGCAAGGGGCCGCAAAAGCGGAAAGAAATGGGGTGCGAGTATGAATCGCCCTTTGAACAAGGAGCAGGTCAAGGGCCTGTTTGAGCAGGAGGCCGTACTGATGGGGACGGAAAACTGCGTACCAGATTTCCGGGCCGCGGCGCTGTTTGGCGGGGACGCCGTAGAGCATGCCCGCAAGATGGGTGCCAGTAAGCCAGGATACTACACCAGCGGGTACGGTGTTGGAGACTACACGATGAAAGCCCTGACCCTGCGGGGCTTTCAGGCCGCCGCCAGTTTCTATAACGTTCAGCTGCTGAGAAAGGAAGCATCATGAATCCTATAACAGAACCAGTCAAAATCACCAGCTTGGAGCTGGAGAATGTGAAGCGAATCCGGGCATGCGCTATCACCCCCACACAGAACGGGCTTACGGTGATCGGCGGCCGGAACAACCAGGGGAAGACCTCTGTCCTGGACGCGATCGCCTGGGCGCTGGGCGGAGACCGCCACCGCCCATCCCGGGCGGTACGGGAAGGCTCAGCCATTCCGCCCCGTCTTTGCGTCAAGCTATCCAACGGTCTTGTCGTGGAGCGCACAGGGAAGAACAGCGACCTAAAGGTCACGGACACGGAAGGGCGGCGTGCCGGGCAGCAGCTGCTCAATGAATTTGTGGAGCAGCTCGCGCTCGATCTGCCTAAATTCATGCAGGCAAGTGCGAAGGAAAAGGCCGGAATCTTGCTGGAAGTTATCGGTGTAGAGGATCAGCTCACAGAGTTGGACCGGAAAGAGAATTCCCTTTACAACGACCGTCTGGCGATTGGCCGGATTGCCGACCAAAAAGCCAAGCACGCCAAAGAGATCACCGGATACCCGGAGGCCCCAATGGAGCCGGTCTCCGCCTATGACCTGATTCAACGGCAGCAGGACATCCTTGCCAGGAACGGCGAGAACCAGCGGAAGCGGCAGCGGGCCGCGCAGCTGGAGGCTCAGAGAGAGAGCCTGCGCCGGCAGCTGGACGAACTGCAAGCGAAGTATGAAGCCGTTTGTGGCGACTGTGAAATTGCGCGCCGTGATGCTCTGGATCTTCTGGATGAATCTACGGAGGAGCTGGAGGCCGATATCCGCAATGTGGAGGCAATCAACATCAAGGTCCGCGCCAATCAGGAAAAGGCCCGCGCTGAAGAGGAAGCCAGAGACTACCAAAACCAGTATGATACCCTGACTTCCGAAATTGAGGACATCCGCCAGAAGAAGCGCGACCTTCTTCTGGGGGCAAACCTCCCCCTTCCCGGGCTGAGCGTGGAGGACGGGGAGCTTGTCTACATGGGCAAGCCCTGGGACTGCATGAGCGGCAGCGACCAGCTGAAGGTATCCGCCGCCATCGTGCGGGCCATCAAGCCACAGTGCGGCTTCGTCCTCCTGGACAAGCTGGAACAGATGGACCCTGATACCCTTCGGGAGTTCGGGGCCTGGATGGAGGCAGAGGGCCTGCAGGGGATTGCCACGAGAGTCTCCACGGATGGGACGTGCAGCATCCTCATCGAGGATGGATATGCGAAGGAGGGGGATGGGCCAGCCCCAGCCCCCGCGGCATGGAAAGCGGGTGAGTTTTAAATGAGGCAGTTAAAGATTATACCGGGTAAGCTGGGCGGAGCCATGAAGGTTGTGATTTACGGCCCGGAAGGGATCGGGAAATCTACCCTTGCCGCCAAGTTCCCCCGGCCCCTGTTCATCGACACGGAGGGAAGCACCCGGCACATGGACGTGCAGAGGACAGAGCGCCCCACCAGCTGGGCCATGCTCCTGGAGCTGGTCCGCTGCATCAAAGCAGACCCTGGCTTGTGCTCCACACTGGTAATTGATACGGCGGACTGGGCGGAGCAGCTGTGCATCACCAGTATCTGTGACAGCAAGCGCATCTCCGGGATTGAAGACATGGGATACGGCAAGGGCTACGTCTATGTGGCCGAGGAGTTCGGGCGGCTCCTGAACCTCCTGGAGGAGGCCGTGGACAACGGCATCCACGTGGTGCTGACGGCCCACGCTATGATGCGGAAATTTGAACAGCCGGACGAGATGGGCGCGTATGACCGGTGGGAGCTGAAGCTGCAAAAGAAGACGGCCGCCCTGGTCAAGGAGTGGGCCGACCTGCTCCTGTTCGCCAACTATAAGACCTTGTCCGTAGCGGTCGACGACAAGGGGAAGAAGTTCAAGCCCCAGGGCGGCCGGCGCGTCATGTTCACAACCCATCATCCCTGCTGGGACGCAAAGAACCGGCTGGGCCTTCCAGAGGAGCTGCCTTTGGAGTTTGCTCCATTGGCTCCATATTTGGACAATGCCGCCCCCGCGTCACCGCCGCCGGAGCATGTCCCGGCTTCCTCCGTGTCTCCGCCCACACCACCTCCTGCCTCTGCCAGCCCGATGCCGGAGGGAACGCCGCCCCCAGCGGGCAGTACACTGGAGCCCAAGGCGGAGGCGTCTACACTGAAAGCCCTGCAAGATCTGATGACGCAACACGGTGTATTGGACTATGAGGTCAAGGCCGCGGTCGCCGCGAAGGGGTATTTCCCCGAGGATATGCCCATAGAGGATTATCCCGATGGTTTTATCAAAGGGGTGCTGATCGGGGCCTGGGGGCAGGTCTACGAATGGATCGAAAAGAACCGGGCGCCCCTGCCGTTTTAACTTCACATTGCAGGGGGAGTGCCGGAGCCGGCATTTCCCCTTACTTATCAAATCTAAAAGGAGCTTGAGAAAATGAGCGAATATGACTCTTCTTTCCGTGAATTTGGCTGGGATGACGAAATCCAAAATGACAGCACCCCATTTGAGGTCTTGCCGGAGGGTGACTACCGCTTCCGTGTGGAGAAATTTGAGCGGGGCCGGCATAGCGGCAGTGAAAAGATCCCGCCCTGCAACAAGGCGATCCTGACGCTCTCAGTGAATGACGGCGCTCACAGCGGAACCGTCCAAACGAACCTGTTCCTGTTCAGCCGCTTCGAGTGGAAGCTGTGCCAGTTCTTCACCGCGATTGGCCAGCGCCGCCACGGTGAGGCGATCCGGATGAACTGGAGCCTTGTGCCGGGTGCCATCGGCACCTGCCATGTGGGGACACGCAAATGGATGGGCAACGACGGCAAGGAACATGAAGGGAATGAGATCACAGAATTTTATGACCCGGAGGAGGCCCCGGACATCTCGGAAAAGCAGGTGGACAGCCAGCCGGCGCCTGGGCAGGGCGCGGGGGCGGCCGCCTCCTGGGATGCCGGTAGGTTCTGATGGAACTCCGGCCATACCAACAGGAGGCCAGGGCGGCAGTCGAGCAGGACTGGTCGGATGGCTTTCATAAAACGCTCCTGGTTCTGCCCACCGGGTGCGGGAAGACAATCGTGTTCTGTAAGATTGTGGAGGACATGGTGCGCCAGGGCGGGCGGTGCCTGATCCTGGCCCACCGGGGCGAACTGCTGGAACAGGCGGCAGACAAGCTGCTGACCGCCACAGGGCTGCGCTGCGCGGTAGAAAAGGCGGAGGAGTCCTGCCTGGACAGCTGGTACCGGGTGACCGTCGGATCCGTGCAGACTCTCATGCGGGAGAAGCGCCTCCAGCAGTTCCCCACCGATTTTTTCAACGTGATAGTGGTGGATGAAGCCCACCATGTCCTGGCTGACAGCTACCAGAGGGTTCTGGAACATTTCCCCGCGGCAAAGGTCCTGGGGGTAACCGCAACCCCTGACCGTGGGGATATGCGTAATCTGGGCCAGTATTTTGAGCATCTGGCTTATGAATACTCCCTGCCGCGCGCCATCAAAGAGGGCTATTTGAGCCCCATCAAGGCGGTAACTATCCCGCTGAAGCTGGATCTGACCGGCGTGGGGATTCAGGCAGGGGACTTCAAAAACAGCGACCTTGACACCGCGCTCGACCCCTATCTCCACCAGATCGCCAGGGAAATGCGTACCTATTGCGCCCAGCGCAAGACCGTGGTGTTCCTCCCCCTGGTGCGGACTTCTCAAAAGTTCCGGGACATCCTGGAGCAGGAGGGGTTCCGGGCCGCCGAGGTCAACGGCAGCAGTGAAGACCGTGCGGAAGTGCTTCGGGACTTCAACGACGGGAAGTATAACGTGCTCTGCAACTCCATGCTGCTGACAGAGGGATGGGACTGCCCTTCCGTTGACTGCGTGGTTGTCCTGCGGCCCACCAAAATACGCTCCCTGTACTGCCAGATGGTGGGGCGGGGAACCAGGACAGCCCCGGGGAAGGACCATCTGCTCCTGCTGGATTTCCTGTGGCACACAGAGCGCCATGAGCTGTGCCACCCGGCGAGCCTGATCTGCGAGAGCCCAGAGGTCGCCCAGCGGATGACGGAGGCCCTGGAGGACGCCGCCGGCTGCCCCGTAGACATTGAGGAGGCCGAGGAGAAGGCCGAGTCCGACGTGGTGGCCCAGCGGGAAGAGGCCCTTGCGAAGCAGCTGGCGGAGATGAGGAGCCGCAAGCGGAAGCTGGTGGATCCCCTGCAATTTGAGATGAGTATCCAGGCCGAGGACCTCGCCGGATATGTTCCGTCGTTTGGATGGGAGATGTCCCCGCCGTCTGATAAGCAGGTGCAGAGCCTGGAAAAGTGGGGGATCCGTCCGGACGAAATTGAGTGCGCCGGGAAAGCGTCCCTGCTCCTGGATCGCCTGGCGAAACGGCGCTCGGAGGGGCTTACCACCCCGAAACAGATCCGGTTCCTGGAGGGCAAGGGGTTTCAGCATGTGGGGCAATGGCGATTTGAAGAGGCCAGGAACATGATTGACCGCATCGCGTCCCAGGGGTGGAAGATCCCAGCCGGCGTAACCCCGTCGGCCTATGTCCCGGTGAGCATGGGAGGATAGTATGGATAGTATCGGCAAGGGGCTGGATCCCCTGGAGGCATTGGAACATATTGACCCGGCCGGCCTGAATTACCAGGAGTGGCTGACTGTGGGTATGGGGCTGAAGGAGGCGGGGTGTCCCGCCTCCTTCTGGGAAGATTGGAGCCGCCGCGACCCGGCGCGCTATCATGCGGGCGAGTGCCTGCGGAAGTGGGAAACCTTTCACGGCGCGTCCGGCGGTACACCTGTGGCCGCCGGCACGGTATTCAAGATGGCCCTGGACCGCGGCTGGCGGCCCACTCAGGAGAGCGCCCCCGGCCACATGTTGGATTGGGAGGACACCATCAACACCAGGGACGGCGGCGGCACCATCGTGGACCGCGCATGGCTGGAGGGCAAAGAGGTCCAGGAGCCCACAGACTGGCACCCAGCGAAAGACCTCATTACTTACCTGACAGTCCTCTTCGACCCGTCTGAATACGTTGGATACGTGACTGAGACCTTCAAAGGGGAAGACGGACGGCAGGTGCCATCCAGGGGAAACTATGACCGGACCGCCGGCCAGCTGATTGACGCCCTGCGCACCTGCAAAGACGACATCGGGGCAGTGTTGGGCGACAGTGACCCTGACGTGGGAGCGTGGATTCGCTTTAACCCTCTGGATGGCAAGGGCGTAAAAAACGAGAATGTGACCGCTTTTCGCTATGCCCTGGTAGAGTCTGACGAGATGAACCTGGAGGAGCAGCACGCCATGATCCGGGAGCTGGAGTTGCCGGTGGCTGCCCTGGTCTCCTCCGGTGGCAAGAGCCTTCATGCTATTGTGCGGATTGAGGCCGGCTCCTTTGAGGAATACCGCTCCCGCGTGGACTACCTCTATGCGGTGTGTGAGAAGAACGGCCTGAAGGTAGACCGGCAGAACCGCAACCCCTCCCGGCTGTCCCGGCTCCCCGGCGTTATGCGAAGGGGCAAAAAGCAGTTCCTTTTGGCCTCCAACATCGGGAAAGCATCCTGGAGCGAGTGGCGGGACTGGATGGACAGCGTCACCGATGATATGCCAGACCCTGAGAGCATGGCAGCAGTTTGGGACAACCTGCCCGAGCTGGCGCCGCCCCTGATTGCCGGCGTCCTCCGGCAGGGCCACAAAATGCTCCTGGCCGGGCCGAGCAAGGCCGGCAAAAGCTACTCCCTCATTGAGCTGTGCTGCGCCATCGCCGAGGGAGGTCCGTGGCTGGGCTTCTCCTGTACCCAGGGGCGGGTGCTCTACGTCAACCTGGAACTGGACCGGCCCTCCTGCCTCCACCGCTTCAAGGATGTGTATGCGGCCCTGGGGCGCACGCCCCAGAACCTGGACAAGATTGATGTCTGGAACCTCCGGGGCCGCTCTGTGCCAATGGACAAGCTGGCGCCAAAGCTGATCCGCCGGGCGAAGAAAAAGGATTACATTGCCATTGTCATTGACCCCATCTATAAGGTCATCACCGGCGACGAGAACAGCGCCGACCAGATGGCGAACTTCTGCAACCAGTTCGACAAGGTGTGTACTGAGCTGGGCTGCGCCGTGATCTACTGCCACCACCATTCCAAGGGCAGCCAGGGAGGCAAGCGTTCCATGGACCGGGCCAGCGGCTCCGGGGTGTTCGCCCGTGACCCCGACGCCCTTCTGGATCTGATTGAACTGCCGGTCAGCGAAGAGCTCCGCAAGCAGGAGGTCAACAAAGCGGTCGGCCACGCCGTTGCTGCCACCCTCCAGCGGGCGGGTAAGCTGGAGGAGGCGTCCCAGGATGACCTTTGCACCGAGAAGGGGGCGCTGGAGGCGGCCAGGAGCCTTTTAAGCGACCGGCAATATGAAGGCGCGGCAAAGGCCGCGGACGCTGCAAGACAGGCCGCTGAAAGCCTGACAGCGTGGCGCATTGAGGGAACCCTGCGGGAGTTTCCCAAGTTTCCCCCGGTCAACCTCTGGTTCGATTACCCCATTCACCGCGGAGATGACAGCGGCGTCCTGGCCGACATCGACCCGGAGGGGGAGGTGCCGGGGTGGCAAAGGGCCATGCAGAAACGGAAGCCGAAAGAGGCCAAAGCCAAGGAGCGAAAAGACTCTATTGCACTCGCCTTTGAAGCCTGCGGCATAGACGGGAAGGTCACAGTGAGCGCTCTGGCCGAGTACATGGGCGTGACGGACAAGACAGTCAGGAACCGGTTGAAAGAGCATGGCGGCTTTTGGATTGACGAGGGGGAAGTCGGCAGGAAGTAAGGGAAAATAACGAGAATTTTTCCTTTCCCCGTGAGAGAAAAAAACGGACATTTCCCTCTGTTTCCCTTGAGAAAAAAACGGGGATTTCCCTTCTTTCCCTGTGAGGGGAAAAAACGAAAAAACCTGTTTTTTTCCCTAGGGAAGAAAAAGTACCCCCCTAAAGGGGGGTAAGAAAACACGTTTCCCTGACGGTCAACGGGGGAAGTAGTCGTGCGAAAGCTCACGCACGACGACTCCTTCCCCTGACCGTTGACAAAGTAGTTTTGTGATCTGCAATACTTTAACGAGGTAAAGCCATGAGAATAGAATTTTTTATGCCGATGAAGCCACCCACGGTGACGCACCAGGAAAAGAAATGGCGGGTGGTCAAGGGCAAGCCGGTACCCTACGAGCCGCCGGAGGTACGGGCGGCACGGTCGAAGCTGACAGCGCACCTGGCTGGACACAGGCCCGTGGAGCCCCTGGCCGGCGCGGTGCGGCTGCTGGTGAAGTGGTGCTTCCCCCGTGGGCAGCATGAAGACGGTGAGTACCGGACCACCAGGCCGGACACGGACAACCTCCAAAAGCTTCTGAAGGACTGCATGACCGCTGTGGGGTTCTGGAGGGATGACGCCCAGGTTTCCAGCGAGATTGTGGAAAAGTTTTGGGCTGAGGTGCCGGGGATATACGTCTGCATGGAACAGATCAATGCAAGGGAAAATTGCCAAGCGATTGCGAATTTGGAGGTGCTGACATGCGCGGGGTGCGCAGAAGACGGGAAATGGGAGTGGGAGTACCAAAATGGGGCCGAGTGTCCTTGCACATACTGCAAAAGACGGGCAGCAGATTGCTACCACCGCCCGCCGGAGGGAGAAGCATGAGACACAAATACACAGCCCAGGAGCTGGACTCCATCACCCAGGAGACCGCAATCTACATTGAGGGAGCAGGGATAGCCCAGCTCCAATGGGGCGGCCTGGAGATTGCAGAAGGAGTCAGAGACGGGTATCTATACTGCAAGCACATCAAGCCGTTTAGCCTGGAACTGTACGGCCAATACTGGACGGCCTTTGATGGGCCGCCGGAAAGGAGAAAAAATAATGAAAATCCCAGCGGAATTTGAGGACATTTTACGGGGTGTAGAGTTGACGGAGAGAGAGAAGCGGTTCCTGCGCTGGATAACCAGCTGGGACGACCACACAATGCAGAACATGAGAACCGTGGTGGAGAAAGTACGGAGCACCCTCTCCACGCTCCAGGCCGAAAACGAGAAGCTGCGGGCCGATCTGGAGCAGGTGAAGAGGGAGAGGGATGAAGATGGATTGTATACCATGAAAGTGACCGGGGTCATCAAAAAAGAAGAATATGAGGCCGCACTACGGAGGGAGCAGGATGGCTGATATTCTGACGATCATAGCTGCTGTTGAGTGGATGGTGCTTGGCCTGCTTGTCCTGCGGAAGCTCAAGGGGTGGAATCGAAAGATGGAAGAGTTATACGAAGACATGAAGAAACAGTGGGAGGCCGAGCATGAGTAGACCCAAATATCCGTGGTGGGGCTATGTCCGGGAAATCCTTCGGCGGTACCCTGACTACACAACAGAAGCCGAAGCCGCGGCGGTTACATCTGCGATAGCACAGACGGGGCAGATGCCAGACGGCCAGCGCCGGCTCTCCGTGATTGGTATGGTGTTCTTCCGCAAGACGCACACCCTGCATGGGGCGGCTCTGGAGGCATCATGCAGCTACGCCACCGCAAAAAGGTGGCAACAGGCGTTTATTCGTGAAGTAGCATGCAATTTCAAGTGCAACAGTCTGATCGAAAGTTGAGCCACAAAAGCCAAACACTTGATGTAGGATGGAGACGTGGAGGTGTATACCTCTGCGCCTCCTTTTCTACCGCCCGGCACCGAGGCGGGTAATATCGGGCCCCTACGCTGCTGCTTACTGCACGAGGTAGGCGGTGGCACCAAGAATCGACTGAGAGAGGTGGTGAGCCCGTTGTGGCGAAAGGCAAATATCAGCGGTGGCTGGAGCCGGACGGACTCCTGCTGCTGGAGGGTTGGGCCCGGGATGGGCTGACCGACGAGCAAATCGCCCATAACATGGGCATCACAGCGAAAACGCTGTATGTATGGAAAAGCGCGTATGGTGAGATATGTGAGGCCCTAAAAAAGGGCAAAGAAATCGTGGATATCCAGGTGGAAAACGCGCTCCTGAAACGGGCCTTGGGTTATGAGTACATGGAGGAGCGGGTGGAGATCAGCGAAAAGGACGGCCGGAAGGTCATCCAGACGACGAAGACCGTACCGCCGGATACCACGGCGCAGATTTTCTGGCTCAAAAACCGCCGGCCGGATCAATGGCGTGATAAGCCTGTGGAGGGGGCGCCTGAGGTCAACCAGACTGAGGACGATGCTTTGACCGAGAGCCTGAAAGAGCTGGCAAGGGGGCTGTGATGTTCAGCGAGAAGCAATTGAAGATCATGGCGTTTCCCTATACCGGCTATGACGCGCTGATCTGTGACGGCGCGGTGCGGTCGGGAAAAACCTCAGTCATGTCGTTGTCCTTCTTCCTGTGGGCAATGGGACGTTTCAACGGCTGCGCGTTTGCACTCTGTGGGAAGTCGGTAGGAGCGGTGGAGCGCAACATTGTGACGCCCCTGCTGGCGGTGCGGTATCTGCGGCAGAATTTTGCCGTCTCCTACAGCCGCTCCGGCCATGTAATTACGGCCCGGCGTGGGGTGCGGGAGAACCGCTTCTACCTGTTCGGCGGCAAGGACGAGAGCTCCTACACGCTGATCCAGGGTATCACCCTGGCGGGGGTTTTGCTGGACGAGGTGGCCCTGATGCCCCGCTCTTTTGTGGAACAGGCCATGGCCCGGTGCTCCGTGACAGGGGCAAAGCTATGGTTCAACTGCAACCCGGAGGGGCCGCAGCACTGGTTCCGGCAGGAGTGGATTCTAAAGGCGGAGGAGCACAAGGCCCTCCATCTGCACTTCACCATGGAGGACAACCCGGCGCTGGACGAGGCCACCCGGGCCAGATACCGGAGCATGTATGCCGGGGTGTTCTACCAGCGGTACATTCTGGGCCTGTGGGTCATGTCGGAGGGGCTTATCTACGACACGTTTGACCAGACAGAGAATGTCTACCGGACGCAGGAACGCCCGGTGGATCTGGAATGGGTTTCCCAGAGAACCGTGGCCTGTGACTACGGTACCGCCAACCCTACGGTGTTTCTGGACATCTATGACCACGATGGAGTGATCCGGGTGGACAGGGAGTACCGCTGGGACAGCCGGAAGGAGCGCCGGCAGAAGACCGACCAGGAGTATGCCGACGACCTTCTGGACTTTCTGGGCAGGGAATGGTGCGCGGTGATCGTAGATCCCTCGGCGGCCTCGTTTATCGAGGAACTGAGGCGGCGGGGGGTGTATGTCATCCCTGCGGAAAATGAGGTGCTGGACGGTATACGCAAGACCGGAAGCCTGTTTCACCGCAGAAAAATTCTGGTCAGTGAAGCCTGTGCCGGCCTGCTGGACGAACTGGGCACCTATTTGTGGGACGAGAAGGCGGGCCAGCGGGGGGATGAGAAGCCCCTGAAGGAGCGGGACCACGGGCCGGACGCCCTGCGCTATTACATCAATTCACTGCCGGACTGGAGGTTCGAGTAAGTGTCCAGACGCAATAAAAGCCGCCCCAGGGGCGCACAACCAAATACCGAGGCGGTGAGCGTACAAGACGCATTTTCCAACCCGCTGTTCCGGCTGGGCTATGGCTCCCAGTCGCCGCTGGAGGCCACAGAGTATCCGCTGACCCGGATGACGGACAACTACGCCCTGCTCAACTCCCTCTACCGGGACAACTGGGTAGTACAGAACGTGGTGGGCATCATCCCGGACGACATGACAAAGAAGTGGTTCGCTCCCGCCGGAGCGGTGGGGCCGGAGCACCTGAAGGAACTGGATCGCGTTCAGCGCGTGACGGCGCTCCGGGAGCGGGTCAACGAGGGACTGCGGTGGGGCAGGCTGTACGGAGGCGCCGCCGGACTTATCATGATCCGCGGACAGGAGGGGATGCTGGGCCAGCCACTGGAGCTGGAGAGCATTTACCCCGGTACCTTCCAAGGGCTTTACATACTCGACCGCTGGCAGGGCGTGGTACCCGGTATGGAGCTGGTATTCGAGGGCGGAGAGCCGGTGCCCGCCTATTACTCCATCACCGACGCCAGGGGGAACACGGTGGCGAAGGTGCACCACTCAAGGCTGGTGCGGTTCACCGGCCGCGACCTGCCCTTCCTGGAGCGGGTGGCGGAGCTGTACTGGGGAGAGTCCGAGGTGGAGGCCCTATACAATGATGTGGTTAAGCATGACAACGTGGCCGCCAACATGGCCGCGCTCACCTTCCGGGCCAACGTGGACACCATGGAGGTGCAGAACCTGGACCAGCTCTTTTCCGTTACGTCCGGGGAGCAGCAGAGGCGGTTCTGGAACGTGATGCAGGCCCAAAGCGTGATGAAGTCCAATTTCGGCATGCAGTTGGTCAACCGGGGCGACCAGATTAAGAATACCCAGTACACCTTCACCGGGCTCCAGGAGGTCTACGACTCCATGTGCCTCGACCTGTCCGGCGCGTCCCGGATTCCGGTGACCAAGCTGTTCGGACGCTCCCCGGCGGGGATGAACGCCACCGGGGAGAGCGACCTTCGGAACTACTATGACTACGTGGACACGCTGCGGGAGGCCAAGCTTCGGCCCATTCTGGAAAAGCTGCTGCCGGTCCTGGCCATGTCAGCCTGGGGGGCGGTACCCGACGGGCTGGACATCACTTTCCCGCCCCTGTGGACGCCCACGGCGAAGGAGGTGGCCGAGATCGCCAAGACCAAAAGCGAAGCCATCGTATCCGGCTATCAGGCGGGGCTGCTCAACGTGGACACGGCCCAGAAGGAGCTCAAGAAACTGGCGGACGAGACCGGGATGTTTGACAGTATTTCCGAAGAGGAGATCGCGGCCAACGCCGGGAAAACCTACCAGGATGTGACCGCCCTGCGCGACCCGCTGGCTGGGATGGGGTATGGAGGAGAGGTATCTGCCCCTTTTGAGTCAATTGCACAGGACGCGGCAGTGATGGATTATCCTGGTCAGCCGAGAGAGAAAAACGGCCGTTTTTCCGAAGGAAAAATGTTGACTGAGGGAATCAAAAGTGGTAAGATTCCCCTCCTGGACAGAACCGTTGGAAGAAACCAAACTGTAACAGCAATGGGACAGGACGGCTCTATGGAACGGTATAAGCTGGCGCCGGGCAGTAAAATTACAGATGCGTACATCTTTGCGGGCGGGCCTGGACAGAAGCCAATAAGTGTAGCTCATTTTTTGGAGGGCAAAACAGGAATCCCAGCGTCACAGTGGAGGAAGGCACAAGGGCACGGAGTTGTGCTTAATGCTGGGGCCCAAAAGGGAGCTGTTCTCCATTGGTTCGAGGCAAATGGAGAGATGTATAGCGTAAAAGTGGTGAAATGGGAATGAAAGTCAGGTTTCTTGGCGAGAGCGACCCGCTTATGCTCATGCATGGAAAGGTATATGATGTGACAGCGGTAGAGAACGGATGGTACAGAATTGTAGACGAGGACAGCGAAGAGAATCCTTATGAGGACATCCCAAGCGGGTATCTCTATCCGCCGGAATTGTTCGAAATTGTGGAGGAATAAATGCCGTCACTGAACCGCACCCCCAATGAAAAGGAGCTAGAAAAGCTAGTCTCCATCTATCTAAGAGCGGAGACCGCCATCATCAACGAGATTGGGCGGCTTCGCTCCCAGGGTCTGGTGGATTACCACGCTGTGGCCGCCCTGGAGCGGGTGCAGGCCATCCTCCGGCAGATGGAATCAGACTGCTGGGAATACGTCCCAAAGATGATTGAAAAGCAGTTCTATGTCCGGGTGCCAGAGGCCCGGAAGGCCCTGGAGGTGCCGGAGACGGCGGCCAAGCACGCCGCAGGCTACGCCAACGCGGCCGTGCTCACGGGTGAGCAGCACGCCATTGTGGACCGGCTGGCGGCAAACTTGATGGGGGAGATAACCGACGCCTCCATGACTGTGATGGCTACCCTGCAATCCGCCCTGTTTGGCCGCGTGGAGCCGGACGTATACCGCCGGGTAGGGCTGGAACAGGTGGCGGCGCAGCAGGCCGCAGGACGCGGCGTGAACGCCTCGGTGCCCGCCTTTGTGCAGGCGCTCCGGCGGGAGGGCGTCCGGGCCTTTACCGACAAGGCGGGCCGGGACTGGAGCCTGCATACCTACTGCACGATGGTCTCCCGAACCACCTCCCGGCAGGCGGAGGTGCTGGCGGTGCTCACCGCGGACCCGGAGCACGACCTATACATGATATCCAGCCACGGCACTACCTGCGCCCTGTGCGCACCCTATGAGGGCCGGGTGTACTCCCGCAGCGGCACAGACCCGGACTTCCCGCCCCTGGCGGCGGCGTTCGGGAAGGTAGACCCGGCAGGGCCGGACACACTGGCAAACACCTGGCTGAACATACACCCCAACTGCCTCCATGTGCTGCTGCCCTGGACGGCGGCGGGCCGGACAGATGAGGAGATCCAAAAAATAAAGGATTTCTCCAACCCCCGCAAGAACCCGTTCAGCCGAGACCCGCGGTCGGAGAGCCAGATTGCGGCTTACCGCAAAAAAGAGCGGGCCCGGGCCCAATGGCTGGCGGATTACCGCCAGTGGGAGCGCTACCGGGTGACGCTGGGGGACCGGGTGCCCGGGAGATTTGAGACCTTCCTGCATCAGAAGCGGGAGGACGGAGAGCGGTACCGTCTGTGGCGATTGGATTACCGCAGGAGGGCCGAGCTTTTAGAGCATCCAGAGCGGGCACTTCCCGGAGCAGACAAAGCCAGCGCCGCAGACGCCAAATTTACAGGGTATTTTTTTAACCCGGAAAGCAGAGACGGGTATCCAAAGGGGGATGCATTTTCGTCCCGCTTAGGCTATAATAAAGACAACTGGGAAAAGATGCGGGAAGAAATTCTGGATGCAGCAACAAGGTATCCCTCTGTACTCAAACGGGAGGATGTTCATGGAAGGCGTTATGAACAGTTGGTTGTCCTGTATGGACGTAAAGGAAGCCCTGCGAATGTACTGCTTGCCTGGAATGTCAGACCGGATGGAACAACCCACTTTGTAACAGCTCATATGGAGAAGATATAAATGGCAAAATATCAGCAATATGAATCTGTTTTACTTAAGGATGGCCGGATCGCCACAATTGTGGAGGTCTATGAGCCGGGAGCCTATGATGCCGATATTGGGGATTCTCCCGAAGATTGGGCGACGGTTTATGGTATCACAGATGATGAGATTGAGCGGAAAGCGACCGAACAGGAGATGGATAGGAAGTACCGGGAATCCATGCGGCAGCTAAGGGAACAGGGAATTTTGGAGTGAAGGAAAATGACAGAGCAAGTGATACGGGCCATTGAGGCCGCGCTCAAGCGTGGACTGCGGGTGGAGTTGCTGCTGGACAAGGATGGAACCATCAAGGTGCAGACGGTATCCCGCAAGAAACTGAATATTGTTCCCACGCCCTGAATGGTGGGCGGGAAGAGCTGAATGGAGCTGACAGGAGAAATCCTGCCGGCTCCTTTTTTATTTGCAAAGTGAGGTGACGGCATGACCTATCTGGAACTGCTGCAAAGGGCACTGGCCGAGGAGATCGAGGCCACGCGGCTGTATCTGGCCTGTATGGCCCTGGCACCGCGGGAGGATCTGGGGGTGCTGCTGGAGATCAACAAGGACGAGACCGACCATGTGGCGCTGATTTCCTCCCTGATCTCCCGGCAGACCGGCCGGGACGCGGACTATGCCGCAATGGTGCCGGGGGTGGACTGATGGCGGTTGCGTACTATGGCTCCCATATCTCGGAGCACCTGGTCAAGACGCCGGAGGGATACCTGATCTGCTACGATGTGCCGATCAACCGGACCGGCACGCAGATGTATACGGCGGGAGAACTGGGGCTGGAAGGAGAACCGGAGCGGCCAGTGACCGTCTACCGCCTGGAGGAGGACGTGTTCTCTCCGGCGGCGCTGGCCAGCCTGGAGGGAAAGGACATCACCAGGGGGCACCCGGCGGAGATGCTGGCTGCGGAGAACCAGGCTTCCTACTCCAAGGGGCACCTGGAGCATGTGCGCCGGGATGGGGACAACACCGTGGCCGACCTGATTATCAAGGACCCCGGACTGGCTTCCGACGTGGAAAGCGGCGTGCTGAGGGAGGTCTCCTGCGGCTATTATTGCAGGTTTGAACCATACCTGGACGGATACCGGCAGACAAACCTGGTGGGCAATCACGTGGCGGTTGTGCCGAGAGGCAGGGCGGGCCACAGTGTTGCAATAAAAGACCACGCCGCCGGAAAGGCGGAGAAAGGACTGAAACGAATGAAAAAAGAGACCAAAGAGGCGCTCTACCGGTTCTTCGGCCTGGCGGCAAATGACGCTGCACCGGAGGAGCTGGAGCAGTTGACCCGCGATGTGAGTACGGTCGCCACTGCGCTGGACGCCGATCCCGCCGCAAAGGCGCCGGAGGCGGAACCCGCTGGTGATGCAGCCCAGGCTTCTGACGAGATGGTGGAGCGCGCCCCCAAGGGCGACGACATCGGGAGCAAGCTGGACCGCATTCTGGAGATGCTGGAGGCGAAGGCCCGGGGAGGCCGGGGAGAGCGCCCCCTCCACGATGAAGAGGACCTGGACGACCTGATTGAGAAGCTGGCCGGAGAGGAGACGGTGGCGAAGGAGAAGGCGGTCACTATCCCCGCCGAAGAAATGGCGGACCAGTTGATGGAGCCCGGTACACGGGATGCGGCTGTGGCCCTGCTCAAGAAGGTGCGCCCCGCTGTGGCGGCCATCCAGAACCGGGCCGAGCGCGCCCGCGTGGTGGATGCGCTGCTCTCCACCATCCAGGGTCCCGATGTGATGAGCGGGATTGTTCAGGCCGCCCGGGACAGCGCACAGAAGGCCGCCGACACGGCCAGGCGCACCAGCTATGAGACTGCCTGCGCCGAGGCGCAGGCCGCCTATGCAGCCCGTAATCCCCACAAGGCGGGGAAGGAGGGGGAATGATGCCCCTTCGTCCTCAGACCATTGGCCGGGATATGTCCCATGGCTTTTCCGGCAGCTATGCCAGACAGCCGGATATGATCGTCACCACCGCCACTTTGGGCGGAGCGGAGGACATACCCTTCGGGATGCCCCTGGTACGGGGGCAGAAGGGCGAGGTGATCCCCATGGGGGCTGGAAACACTGGAAACCAGTTCATCGGCGTGGCCGGCCGGGAGGTCAAGTCCGCGTCCGAGTTTTACAGCCAGAATGAGGGGCGGTACGGCCCGGGAGAACCAGTCTCCGTATTCCAGCGAGGGTGCATCAACGTAAGGTGCCGGAAGGGCGCTCCGGCGGTGGATGGAACAGTCTATGTCCGGGTAACTGCCAGCGGAGGCTATCAGCCGGGCGACTTCGAGGCGGAGGCGGACGGGGAAAACACTGTGGCGCTGGTCAACGCCCAGTGGGGCGGCCCGGCGGACGGGAATGGCGTGGCCGAGCTGCGCATTGCCTATGTGGGGCCAGTGCCCGCAGCGCAGGGCACTGCGGGGCCTCAGGGCCCCAAAGGGGACCCCGGCCCACAGGGGGAACCGGGACCGCAAGGGGAAACTGGGCCGCAGGGGCCCGCAGGACCGGAAGGCCCCAAAGGGCCAAAGGGTGACCAGGGGCCGGCCGGGCCGTCGTATACACTGCCCGCTGCCGCCGCAGCCACCCTCGGAGGCGTGAAGCAGATGGCCGCCATTGCGGACCTGAGCGCAGCCCCCACGCAGCAGGATTTCAACAACCTATTGGCCGCGCTCCGCACCGCGGGGATGCTGGCTACATCGTAAGGAGTGAATATTATGGGACTCAACCCCCAGGTGATCGGCAAGGAAATGCCCCACGGGTTTGCGGGCTGTTACGCCCGGCAGCCTGACATGATTGTAAACACGCGCCCCGCCGGAGGCGGCGCGCCCATTCCCTTCGGCACGCCGCTGAAATACGACGGAGCAGAGGTAGTCCCCATGGGAGCAGCCGCAACCGCGGCCCAGTTTGTGGGCGTGGCCGGAGCTGAGATCAAGAGCGCGCTCACCTATCTAGACCAGAGTCAGGGCCAGTATGCCCCTGGCGAGCCGGTGAGCGTCTTCCAGCGCGGGGCCATCAATGTGAAGTGCCAGCGTGGCACTCCCGCTCTGGGCGGCGCGGTCTATGTCCGCATCACCGCTAACGGCAGCTTTTCCACCGCCGCTGTGGGAGGCTTTGAGGCAGAGGACGACAGCGGCAAGGTGGTGCAGCTCACCAATTGCCAGTGGGCAGGGCCCGCCGATGCCAACGGTGTCGCGGAGCTGCGTATCCTGACCATGAACAACGCCTGATAGGAGGGACATAGAATGAGCTTTCAGAATGTAGGAACCTACAATGCGGGGGTGTTTACCCCCAAGGCGGCCGGTCCCGCCCCCGTGGGCGGCGTGCCCGTCATGGACGCCGACGGCATCGCCTCTGGGGGCGCCTTTCTAGTGAGTGAGCTGGAGAAGCGCGACCCCCTGATCCGCAAGCCACTGACCAGCTTTACCTATCCCAGGGACATCGTAATCCAGACCGGCGGCGGCTGGGTGGACTACGTGTCCGCCATGAGCGTGGCCTATGGTATCACCGGCGGCGCGGTCAACAGCCCCGTGACGGCCGGCGGCGCCAACGGCATTCCCGTGGTGCAGGCCAGTGTGGACAAGGGGGTATACAAGGCCCACGTGTTCGCCGCCGCCCTGCGGGTGATGTTCCAGGATATGCAGCGGGCCAACTACATCGGCCGCAGCCTGGACAACCTGCTCCAGGACGGCGTGAGAATGGCCTACGACAAGCACATGGACGCCAATGGTTATGTGGGTATCGGGGACTACGGGACCACCGGCTTGGTCAACAACCCAGACGCCACCGAGACCACCGCCGTCAACGGCGCAAAGGGCACCGCCGCCTGGGCCACCAAGACCCCCCAGGAAATCCTCAAGGACGTGAACGACGCCATTACCTCTGTGTGGGCCGCAAACGAGTACGACGAGACTGCTGTGCCCAACCACATCCTCATTCCCTATGAGCAGTACAACTACATCCTCACCACTATGGTTACCGACCTGGCCACCGAGACCATCTATGACTTCCTGCTGAAGAACAACGCGGCGGCCAAGAACGGCGGCTCCCTCTTCATCGGGGCCACCCGGTGGTGCAAGGGCGCGGGTACCGGGGACAAGGACCGGATGGTGGTCTATGTGAACCACGAGCGCTTCGTCAAGATGGACGAGCTGGTGCCCATGAGCCGCATTATGTCCGCCCCTAACGTGGCCAATGTGTGCTACGACACCGCCTACATGGCCAACCTCTCCGAGGTGCAGATCTTCTACCCCACCTCTATCCTGTACGTGGACGGCATCTGAGGAGGGCGCGCATGTTTGTGCTGAGCAAACGGAACATTGTCATTCCCGCCCCGGACGGCTCTGCTTCCGTCCGGCTGCGGGCTGGCATGATGGAGACTGTGCCCGGCTGGGCGGCTGAGACGGACTATTTCCGGGCCCTTGTCAGAGATGGAAAAGTTGTGCCCTCCGGCACTTCCGACAGGGAGGGACAGAAAGCGGCGGAGAAAAAGGTAAAGACCCGACGGGGCGCGGAGACCACCGAGGAATAGGAGGCGGGAGCCATGTTCTACTGGGGCCAGCCGCAATTTTACGGTGTGCGGGCCGCGGCGGCCAACCTTGGCAACAGCGCGGGGAATTACACGGCAGAGCAATTCCAGGAGGATTTCCCGCAGTTCTTTACCGGGTTGGGGGAGAGCTTGCTGCCCAGGACCATGCTGGATGAGTTCATCCGGCAGGCCAATGCGGCCATCCAGCCGGACAAGTGGCTGGACGGCTGGCGGTACGCCGCAGGGCTGTATACGGCCCACTATGCCACGCTCTACCTGAAAACCTACGCGCCCTCCAGCGAGACGCCCGGGCAGGCCGCGGCCACCGGGGCGCTGGTGGGGGTGGTGGCCTCGGCCAAGCTGGGGCAGGACAGCGTCACTTATGACACAGACGCCCTCACGAAAGCGACGGAGGACTGGGGCGACCTGAACGCCACCCAATACGGGCAGCTTCTGGCCACAAAGGCCAGGCTGGTGGGCATGGGAGGGAGTTATGTCTTATGAATTTCCGCGACTGGTACACCGATACCGTGGACATCTGGCGGGTGGTTCCGGTACAGGATGGGAGCTTGACACGCCACGAGCGGAGAGAGCTGTACCGGAATATCCCTTGCCGCCTCTATCAGGTGGAAGCGCCGGAGGTCCGCATGAGCCAGGCCGCGGCATCAGCAGACCAAAAGGACTGGCTCCAGTGTGACAACGAAGTGGACATCCAGGCCGGTGACGAGCTCATCATTCACCGGGGGGCGGTTCTCGGCAAGAGCATCCCGGACATACGCGCCTTTGCCTCCGGCCCCAACCACTTTTTTGAGCCCTTCGGGGCTATCATGCCGGGACTGGCCCACCAGGAAATCCGTCTGCTCCAGCAGGAGCGGGTGAAAGGCGGTGTGGAAGATGAACCTGGAGGAGCGCATAAGGCAGCTCAGACAGGCTAAGACGCAAATTCCGGGTATTCTGGCGCGGGCCGGAATGAATGCTGCCCTACGGGCCGTGGAAAAGGCAGTGGAGGAGACGCCGCCCACCGTCAACAGTCTGCGCGGAACCAACACCCGCACCGGAGAGATGAAGCAGCACTGGGTGACCGACAGCCGTCCCAGACCGGTACGGCAGGGGGACAGCTATGTGTCGGAGCTCAACAACGACAAGCAGTACGCCTCCTTTGTCAACGACGGGCACCGGATGGACCGCCACTTTGTGCCTGGGCTGGTCATCAATCCGGGCTCCGGGCTGCTGGAATTTAACCCAGACGGAACGGGCGGTATCGTGGTAGGTACCCGGACGGCCTATGTCCCCGGCCTGTTCATGGTAGACAAGGCGGTGGAGGAGTACCGCCGGGTACTGCGGGAGGAGTTGAAGGGATTGGAGGAGCTGATGGAATGAACCTGACTGTAACCACCATCGCCAAATCCTTGGCGGACTACCTGGCCCCCTGCTTCCCAAGTGTGGCCTTCTACGAAGACCCCAACCAGCAAGGCAGTATTCCGCCCTGCATGTTTCTCCAGACCCGTTACAACTATACAACCCTGGAGACCGGCGGGCTCTGGAGGCGGAGGCTGGGGCTTGACCTCACCTATCTGGAGGATTACAACCTGCCCGATCTGCAACAGCGGTATCAGCGCGCGGGGGAGACCCTGGATCTGCTGATGGAGACATTTCCTTATTCCGACGGGGAGACGGCGGGAACCATCCTGCTGCGGGCCCATGAACGGGAATGGCGCGTAGATCTGGACGCCCTGCACTATCGCTTCGAGCTTCTGGAGCGGGTGAGCATCCCGGAGGAGTATGTCAAGATGCAGACGATGGACTACGACGAGGAGGTCAAAAATTGAGCGCCAAAAAATTCAAGCGCGAGGTTCTTTTGAGGGCCCCCCGCTTTGCCAAGTACCAGCAGGACTTCCTCGGGGCAGTCCTGTGCAAGAGTGAGTACACCATCGCCGAGGCCGACAAGGCGGTCAAGGCATTCTTCAAAGACAAGGAGCGTGATTGACATGGCAGGAGGTACCTGGGCGAGCCAGAACAAGGTGCGGCCCGGCGTCTACATCCGGTTTACCTCGGACCGGGGGCTGGGGCTCACGGTCAGCGACCGGGGCGTGGTAGCCATCGCGGAGGCCATGAGCTGGGGCCCGGTGGAGACGGTGCAGGAGATCGAGGCCGGGGCCAATATGACCCCCTACACCGGGTATGACATCACCAATCCCAAGAACCGGTTCCTCAACGAGATCTTCAAGGGCACCAACCGGACGGCGGCCCCCAATAAGCTGCTGCTCTACCGCCTGGGGGCCACCGGGCAGAAGCAGGCAAGCGCAGAGGTTTCGCCCCTGACGGCCACCGCAAAGTATCCCGGGGTTCGGGGCAACGATATCTCCATCGTCATTACCGAGCTGACTGACCCGGAGGATGCTTTCTCAGTGTCCACGGTGGTGGGCGGGGAGATTGTGGACCAGCAGACCGCAAAGACGGTGGAGGAGCTATCCGCCAACGACTGGGTGGCCTGGAGTGGTACCGGAGCCCTGGCCGCCACGGTGGGAAAGGCGCTCTCCGGCGGCGCCGATGGTTCTCCCGCATCCGCCGATTACACCGACTTCCTGGCGGCCATCGAACCCTACAAGTTCGACGTGCTCATTTACGACGGCACCGACACCACCGTGCAGGACGCGATGGTGGCCTTTGTGAAGCGCCTGGCGGAGGAGGAGGGGGCTTATACCCAACTGGTGGCCGCGGGGCTCACCAACCCGGATGACCGCTTTGTGGTCAACATCATGAGCGGCGTTGTGCTCAGTGATGGCACCGCCCTCACCCCCCAGCAGGTGACCTGGTGGGCCGGCGGGGCCCTGGCTGGGGCCCAGTATAACGAGTCCCTGACCTACGCCGCCTATCCAAACGCGGTGGACGTGTCCCCCAAGCTGACCAACTCCGGGTACATCGACGCCCTGACTGCCGGCCAGTTTGTCCTCTTTGCCGACGACGGGGTGGTGAAGGTGGAGCAGGATATCAACTCTCTGGTGACCTATACCACCGATATCACCGGGCCCTATCACAAGAACCGGGTGATCCGGCTGCTGAACACCGTCGCCAACGACATCTATCAGCAGTTCTCTGACGGCTACATCGGCGTGGTCAACAACAACGAGCAGGGCCGCATGATGTTCAAGAGCGCCATCGTGGGGTATCTGCTGGACATCCAGGCCAATAACGGCATTCAGAACTTTGAGGCCGAGGACGTGACCGTAGAGCCCGGCGAGGCCATTGACGCCATCGTGGTCAACCTGGCGATCCAGCCGGTGGACAGCGTGGAGAAGATCTACGTCACCATCACCGTGAATTGAGGGAGGTGTGAATATGGCTTATCTGCTGGCAAAAGACACCGTCACCGGCGCGGAGGGCTCCGTGGTGGTTACCAAAGAGGGCCGGAACTATGTGGTGGCCGGTATGCGGAACATCACCACCAATGCGGAAATCCAGAGCAGCGATATGCGGGTCATTGGCACCCGCACCATCCAGGACAAGCCCAACGGGGCCAAGCTGACGGGTACCGGCAACATCTACTACGGCACCAACCTGTGGACGGACATGGTGCTCCAGTACATCCAGACGGGCGTTATGCCGGAGTTTGATATTCAGATTACCAACTCCGATTCCGCTTCGGCGACACTGGGCTCCCAGGTTATGGCCTATTACGGATGCCACCTGACCGGCACCGTGCCCCTCTCCGTTCTGAACAGTGAGGAAACCATGCTGAACTATGACTTCAACTTCGCCTACACCCGCGTGGCACGGCTCCAGGCGTTCAACGATCCGGCCCAACTGGGTAATTAAGGAGGAACCGATATGAGTAAGCTTTCCGCATTTCTGCATCCCGTCACTACCTCGGAGGAGAAGGAGGTTGTCATCTCCAACCGCTTTCAGGACGAAAGTGGCCAGCCCGTGCCCTTCAAGATCCGGGCGCTGACCCAGGAGGAGAACGACGCCATCACCCGGCAGGCCACCCGCCGCCGGAAGGAGGGCGGACAGACAATCGAGCAGTTGGACAGTGTGGATTTCACCCGCCGCATGGTGGTGGCCGCCACGGTGGAACCCGACTTTTCCAGCAAGGAGCTGTGCGACGGGTGCGGCGTCCTGGACCCGCTGCTGGTGCCCGGTAAATTGCTGCTGTCCGGCGAGTATGCCCGGCTGGTCAAGGAGATTACGAAGCTGTCCGGCTTTGCGGAGCAGGAGGATGAGGTAAAAAACTGATGGACGGGGCCGGCTGGGACACGGAGATGCTGGTGGCATATTACTGCTTCGTGAACCTCGGCTGGGCCCCGTCCCGGTATGACGCCCTCCCGTCCAGGGAGAAACGGCTGGTGACCGAGTTCGCCCTGAAAAGCATGAGAGACCAGAAGGAAGCCCAAGACCGGGCGAATCGGAGGTGAGAGCATGGCCGCAATTCGAGAAACCCTGATTCTGGAGGATAAATTCACGTCCACCATGACCCAGTGCTTACAGGTAGCGCAGAGGATGGCAAACATGCTGGACGATGTGCGGGCTTCCACGATGAATGTGGAAGCCGCCGCTGCGGCCACAGCTGTACAAATGCAAGAACTTGCGGGGAAGATGACGCAGACCAACAGCCGGGGGACATCCCTGCTTGGTACGATCCGCAACCTCGCAGGCACCTTCTTGGGTATGCAGTCCGTCCGCTGGCTGGTAAACACCTCCGACCAGCTCACCAGCATCAACGCCCGGTTGCGGCTCATGACCGGCAGCGCCGAGGCGGCGGCCGCAGCCCAGGAGGAGATTTATCAGGCGGCCATGCGCAGCCGTGGAGCCTACGCCGATATGGCGGACTTTGTTTCCCAGCTCGGCACGGTAGCCGGGAACGCATTTACAGGAACGGACGAGCTGGTGGCTTTCGCCGAGCAGATTCAAAAGCAGATGGCGATCTCCGGGGCCTCCGGTGCGTCTGCCCAGGCCGCGCTGGTGCAGCTTACCCAGGGCCTGGCCTCCGGCACCCTGCGGGGCGAGGAGCTCAATTCGGTGCTGGAGCAGACCCCCATGATTGCCCAGACCATCGCGGAGTATATGGGCGTCACCACCGGGGAGATGCGGGAGCTGGCAAGCGAGGGAAAGGTCACTGCGGAGGTGGTCAAGAACGCCATGCTTGGGGCGGCGGAGGAGACCAACGCCCAGTTTGAGCAGATGCCCATGACCTGGGCGCAGGTGTGGACGATGTTCCAGAACGTCGCCATTCAGGCCCTTGACCCGGTGCTGGATGCAATCTCCTGGCTGGCAAATAATATCGACCTAGTGGGCCCCATTGTCCTGGGCCTGGGTGCTGCGTTCGGCGTGTTCCTTCTGGCAGCCAACTGGACCAACATTTGCACGGCGGCGACTACGGCCTTGACAACCGCACAGGAGATGCTTAGGGCGGTCATGGCGACCACCTGGGGGCTGCCGCTTATCATCATTGCGCTGGTGATCGGGGCCATTTACGCAGTGACGGCGGCGGTGAATCACTTCGCCGGGACCAGTGTGTCGGCCACTGGAATTATTGCCGGAGTGGTTATGACAGCCCTGGCCGTTGTAGGAAACCTATTTGTTGCATTGTTCAATTTGCTTACCGATGGATGGGTACTTATTTACAACCTGATTGCCGCAGTGGCAAATTTTATCGGAAACGTGTTTACTGACCCTGTAGGCTCGGTAGCCCGCCTGTTTTTTGACCTGGCGGATACGGTGCTGGGGGTTCTCCAGGCTATTGCGTCGGCGATTGACACTGTTTTTGGGCTCAACTTGGCTGGAGCGGTACAGGGATGGCGTGACAGTTTGGGTGGATGGGTAGACAAGACTTTTGGGCAGGGAACCGAAGTAATGGCAAAGCTTAACGCCAATGACCTGCATTTAGGAAGGTTCGAGTATGGGGCGGCCTTTGGCACGGGCTATAACTGGGGAGCCAATCTGTTCAGCGGAAATGGGAACGACGCCGTTGGAGCGGCTCTTTCCGGCGTGCCCTACGACGAGCTCTCCGGCCAGTTGGGTGATATCGCCGGGAGCGTAGGGAACATCGAGAAGTCGGTCAAGATGAGCGACGAGGACATCAAATCCCTGGTGGACGTGGCGGAGCGGCGGTATGTGAACAACGTCAACCTGACGGCGCAGACTCCGGTGATCACGGTCAACGGAGCCAACACCGGGCGGACCGCCGCCGACCGCCAGAGCCTCGCCAATGCCATCCGGGACATTCTGATCGAGCAGACCGCCTCCGGCTCCACGCGCAGCACGGCGCGGCCCGCAAGCGGATAAGAAAAGAGGAGGCCGGTATGTCCGTCAATAACTTCGGATTGTTTTTCACGCGGGACGGTACGGTCATCCGCCTGCCGGTGAACCCGGAAAAGCTGCCCGTGGCCCGGGACAACGACAACAGCGAATACAACGTGCTGGGCATCGGCCCCATCATGATCCCCCGCATACCCAAGCTGCGGGAGGTGACCATTTCCTCCTTTTTCCCCGGGCGGGAGTTCTCTAGAAGCAATCAATGGGGCGCCTTCCACCCGCCTGAGTATTACATCCAGTTCTTTGAGAGCGCCATGAACGACAAGGCGCCCATCATCTACACCCCTGTGCGGTACTATGAGAACGGGGAGCCATTCATGACTGGCGACACCGGCTTTGAAGTGCTGATCACCCAGTTCAACACCGAGGAGCGCGGAGGGGAGACCGGCGATTTTTACTACGATCTGACTCTGACCGAGTATCGGGATTATACCCCGCAGTCTCTTTCTGCACAGAGCGGCCGGCAGCCCGCGGGGATGCCGGTGGAAGTCACAGCGGAACCCTCCCGCACAATCCCGCAAGGACAGCTTTATGCCGGTGCGGCGTGCATTGCCAACGGCTCCTATTTTTATACCAGCTACGGGGATGAGCCCCACGGCACGGCCTCCGGACGGAGGGTATTGGTGTCACGGATTGTAGACGCCACCCGCCCCGCCAGCGTCCACATCACAGACGAGGCCGGGAATCCCCTGGGCTGGATAGACAAAAACGCCCTCCAGGTGGTGAGCGATACGTGAAGACAGAGCTGATTATTGCCAACAAGTCCGGCGGAAAGATGTGGGAGATATCCAACTCCGTGCCGGAGGTTACCTGGAGCACGGAACGCACCGGTTCGCCGGGCACACTGAAATTCAATGTACTGAAAGCCGGGGATCTGAGCTTCGCCGAGGGCGATATCGTCCGGTTCTCGGCGGACGGCCAGCTCCAGTTCTACGGCTGGGTATTCACCAAGAGCAAGGACCGCTGGGGGGAGATTCAGGTCACATGCTACGACCGCATCCGCTATCTGAAGGCCAACGCATCCTATAACTTTGAGGCGCAGACCGCCGGGGATATGCTCCGGCAGATCGCCGCCGACCTCCAGATTGACGTGGGGCAGGTAGCGGATACGGGGTACGCTATCCCGGACTTCTATAAGGAGGACGAGAGCTGCCTGGATATCCTGGGGGAGGCCATCCAACAGACCCTGCTCAACACCGGGAACATCTATGTACTGTTCGATGATGGAAACGGACTGGCCCTCCGGCAGCCCCGGGATATGGTCTCCAACGTGGTCATCGGCGACATGTCCCTGCTGACCGACTACACCTACAAGACCGACATCGACGAGCAGACCTACAACCACGTCAAACTGGCCCGGCCCAACGAGGAGACCGGCAGGGCGGATGTGTTCGTAGCGGAGGACAGCGCCACAATTGGACAGTGGGGCATGCTCCAGCTCTACCAGACGGTGGATGGTACCATGAATGACGCGCAGGTACAGGCCCAGGCCCGGGCCACCTTGTCGTGCTATAACCGCCGGATGCGGACGTTGAAGGTATCCTCCCTGGGGGTGCCCGGCCTGCGGGCGGGACAGATGGTGCTCATGAAGGTGCAGGGTCTTGGGGATATCAATCTCGACCAATACGTCCTTTTGGAGAAGGTGACCCACACCTGGGCAAATGACGACCACACAATGGAGTTTGAGACCCTGGGGCTGGAACATGTGTAAGAGGTGAGTGCGTGGATCTGAAAGATGTTCTGTACCAGATGATGCAGGAGAACACCGCCGCCGGGCAGCCAACAGACCTGCGGGTGGGCACGGTGACCAGAGAAGAACCGCTGGAGATTACCATTAACCCTGCCACATCTCCCCTGAGACGGAGGCAGCTCTGCCTCACTGAGCCGGTGATTGAGAAGAAAATCCCGGTGCTGGCCCACAGGCACCGGATTCAGACCCTCTCCCACACCCATGCCAACTCGGCGGGCACCACCACCACGGGACTGGACGGCTCCTACCTGGGGGAATACGCTCTGGTGTCTGAGGGGGCGGACGCCGCCCTGCAGGGGGAGGACATTGTGTGCTGGGAGGACGGGAAGAAGCTGCCTGTCAAGGACGGTTTTATTATCCTGAACCGCAGGCTGGAGGAGGGGGACAGAGTGCTCCTGCTGCGGGTACAGCACGGGCAGAAGTTCATCGTCCTGTCCCGGATTTTTGAGGAGGAAGCCTGATGCCGACTTTGCCTACATCCGCTATCGACCTGTCCGCCGGGGTGTCCTTCGTCTCCCAGCCCTCCAGGACGTGGTATATCAACAAGGAAACCAACCGCATCCAGGGGGAATGTGACGGCTGGTATTCTGTCCGGCAGGCTGTGGAGGTCATTCTCAATGTGGAGCGGTTCCGCTGGCAGATTTATTCCCCCTACTCCGGGATGCAGTGGGATGGGCTCATCGGGCAGGACCCAGGGTATGTGGCCTCGGAACTTCAGCGGCGTATCACCGAGGCGCTGAAAATGGACGACCGGGTGCGGGGGATCTCCGGCTTTACGTATGCCGTGGAAGGGGATATGTTGAGGGCCTCCCTCACCGTGAGCACAGTATATGGAGAGATGCAGACCAGTGTGGAGGTCACTCTAAACTGACCTATCCAGATTGCACCTTGACAACCTCATAGCGAGACAGCAAAAAAATTTTGGAAAACCTCTTGACTTTTTGTAACGCATATATTAACATTAAATGCGTTACAGAAAGTAGGTGATGATTTGAGCCCACGTACTGGACGCCCTAAGTTGGATAACCCCAAAAAAATCAATTATTCTGTGAGATTGGACGCAGAAACAGAAAAAAAACTGCAAGAATACTGTGAACGCCACAATATCTCAAAGGGAGAAGCGATTAGACAGGGAGTGCATCTACTTTTGGCAACAGAAAAATAAACAGCCCGCCCCCCCGGTCAAGGAAAAGCGGACTGTTTAAATCACCGCCCATAGAGGGAGGCAAATACATTGTAACACGGCCTCCCTGTCTATGGCAAGAAGAAAGAGGTTTTTTAGATGCAAAACAAACTCGACATAGATGGCGTAAGATTTTCCCTTGACAACATCGTGTCAACGCTTCAACTGGTTATGGAGGATATGGAACAAGAGCATCTTAGCTCCAAAGGTGTTCTGGAAGGAAACTTCTTCAACCGCATGGGTTCTGTGTATCTTCCTGTCCTGAATTTGATTCAATGTTCCGCCTTTGATTTGTTGAGGGAAGTGGAGGAGGCGACTGTATGAACGAACTGCAAATTTTTAATAGTGAGAAGTTTGGACGTATTCGGGCTGTGGAGCGGGGCAGTGAACCATGGTTCTGTTTGGCAGATGTGTGTAAGCCGCTTGACCTTCGGGTTTCTGATTGCAGGAAGAGACTAAAGCCAGAGGGGGTGGATACAATCAACACCCTTACGGCTGGCGGTGTCCAAGGTATGCTGTATGTCAATGAGGGCAACCTTTACCGCGCCATCTTCCAAAGCAAGAAGCCGGAAGCGGAGGAGTTCACCGCCTGGGTAACGGAAGAAGTTCTCCCGGCGCTCCGTAAGCATGGGACATACACTGTACCCGCCCGACTTGCCCCGGAAGTATCCCCCAACGCAATTGCAAACCTGATTCGCGTTACCCGCCGGGTGATGCTGGATATGGGGAGTACGCCCCAGGAGGTGGGCGCAATGGCAAGAGACGTGTTCGTCACCTGGAACATTCCGGTTCCCGTTTCCCTGAACCGCCAAATTCCCGGACAGATGTGTCTTCCGGGGATGGACGGTGCGAAGGGACTAACCGCATAACCATCTTCCCGCTGTCTCGGTATGAGGCAGCGGGATTTTTTATTGTGAGGTGAGTACATGATTGACTTTACTCAAGAGACCTATGCGAGCCTCCGTCAGGAGATGCTGGACCGGGTGCCCGATACTTATGACAAGCGGGACACGGCCCCCATCCCGACGGCCATCTCTCCGGCGGCCTACACCCTGGCGGGGTTCTATCTCAGCCTGGATCAGGTACAGCGGGCGGCCTTCGTGCAGACAGCGGTGGGGGATTCCCTGGATATGTTGGCTGTGATTGGCGGCCTGACCCGATATCCGGCCTCCGCCGCGGTACGCTTGGGCGTGTTCAATACCTCTGTGCCCATTGGAGCCCGGTTCTCCACCATCAACGGAGCGGGCTCAATCAACTTTACCGTAACGGCGGCAACCGATACGGGGAACCAGTACCAGCTGGCCGCGGAGACCCCCGGCGCCATCGGAAACGAGTACACCGGGCCCATCCTGCCGATCACCGCCATCCCGGGGCTGACCAGTGCACAGATTACGGATATCCTGGTGCCTGGTGACGACACGGAGACCGACAGCGCATTTCGGGAACGGCTGATTGAGGCGCTCAATAACCGTCCCTTTGGCGGCAATATTGCCGACTACCGCCAGAACGTCCTCGCCATTGACGGCGTGGGCGGGGTGCAGGTATACCCCACCTGGAACGGCGGTGGCACTGTGAAGCTGTCCGTGCTGGGGGCGGACTTCCTGCCTGCCTCATCCACACTGGTGGAGAAGGTGCAGAATGCCATCGACCCGCCCCCCAACCAGGGGCTGGGGCTGGGCTTGGCCCCTATCGGGGCAAAGGTGACGGCGGTGGCCCCGACAGAGTTGGCGGTGAATGTCTCTGCCACCCTCCTGCTGGCCGCCGGACATGCCATCGGACAGGTGCAGGAACCGGTGGAGCAGGCCATTGAGACATATCTGCGCAGTGTGCGGCAGGGGTGGGACGCCAACGTGTCCTCCAACAACGTGTCCTACGCTGCCGATGTGTACGTGGCCAGGGTTACCGCCGCTATCGTAGGGGTGGCCGGCGTGGTCAACGCCACCAACGTGCAGCTCAACGGCGGTACGGCAGATCTCCTCTTGACGGAGACGGGCGAAACCCAGCAGGTGCCCGTGATAGGGACGGTGACGCTGAATGAATCCAATTGAGCTGGATACCAGCCTGCTGTCCCTGTTGCCCCCGTGGTACCGGGAGGTGCTGGACTATCAGCAGATCTGCTTGACCGAACAGCAGCAGTTTGAGGCCCTGGCGGAGGAAATCGTGGGTGTGGCTGACAATTTCTTTTTCCAGACGATGGACGAGAGGGCGGTTGGCATGTGGGAGCAGGTATTCCGAATTGTACCAAACCCACAGGTGGAAAGCCTGGCATTCCGAAGGACCCGCGTGCTCAACCGCATTTCTACCCGTCCGCCCTATACCCTGGGATTCCTCTATCAAAAGCTGGACGAGCTGATTGGGCCGGGTGAATGGAAGGTCACGGTAGACTACCCAAACTACACACTTTATATCGAAAGCGCGGCCCAAAACCAGAACTACGCCACTGAGCTGGCTTTCACCATCAACCGTATCAAACCGGCGCATATCGTGTGGGTCAACGCCCCGTTTGTGCGGACGGGGCTGCTGCTCTCCGAGATAATTTCGTCCGCGCAGAGAATTTATAACTACAAGCTGGGGGCGTGGGAGCTGGGGCGGCTGCCCTTCGCAACCGACGGCCCGGAGGGAGTGATTAAGATGCCTGAGACGCCATCCATCCAGCAGGCCCTCTTGGCCGGTGTGGCGAACTTCGTCAGCGGCGATGTGGCCTCTGCCCGGGTCAACGGAACAGTTGCGATTACCGGACTGACCAAGACCGTGGAGGGGACGGAGCTGACCGTCACCTATACCGTTCTGCCGTCCCAGGCCACAGAGATCACCGCCCTGGAACTGCTGGATGCAGAGGGGAATATCCTCACGTCCTCCACCGTGTATATCCCTGTTACCACGAATGTGGTCTTGAAGCACATTATCCCCGTCGCGGAAGGAGTGGTAAGCAATGGCTGAAAATCCGATCAAAACTCCGCTTCCGGCAGACTTGCCGGAGGACTGGACCGGCGGACAGACCGTGGCCCCCACCGGGGCAGAGGTGGGCTTGAGCGAGCAGCACGGCTACAACTACCTCATGGAGCAGGTCAACGCCGCGCAGACGGCCGCTAAAGAGATCGGAGAGGCATTTTCGGGACTGGCGACGCTGGGGCCCGATGGCAAGGTGCCTGGTGAGCAGCTCCCTGACATAGGTGGATTTTATGAGGTGGAGGAGGCGGTGCCTCCGGCCTCCCGGAAGGCAAATACGCTCTATGGCCTGATTCTGGCGGATTATACAGGGACAGGAGGTGAGGGGTAATGGCACAGGTCTATGTCTGGGGAAAATACAACTTGAATGTCAAATATGAGGAAGATCACTCTGCGCATGCCCCTAAACAAGGGGATATCAATAATTTTTGGGTTGGTAAGAGCTATTCCTTTAGCGCTGTGAGTGGGAAATATACCCTCAATAACGCACTTGAAATGAGTAGGGAGAATGACGCAGCTCAATACCCATATGCCATTGATGGAGCCATGGCCGGAGACGGTGTGTATTACGCGGAAGAAGCGTACGGAATTAACAAAACAGCAGGCTGGATTTCGAGCTCTGGTAAGTTGGCGTATAGAATACCTGATACACTCTCTGGGAAAATCTTCTATCCAGTCTATTATGGTGCCAAGACCATAAAAGAGAAGGGCGTGTACATTGAAGATGTGACCAGTGAATCCGAAAATACCTATCCAAAAGACGGAATTAGTGGAAGCTACTATTATGTATTTAAGTATGCAGTTCCCGGTGTGCCGTCCATCACAGTTCCAGGTGCCGCCATGATTGGCCATGCGGTCGATATTTCCTGGGAGGCCGCAGACAGCGCGGAGAGCTACAAGCTGGAGCGCAGGGTGGATTCCGGCGGCTGGACGCAGGTTTACGAAGGGGCCGGCTTGACCTATGCCGACACGGTGCAGGTCGAGTGGTCGAACGTGCAGTACCGTGTGTCCGCAAGTATTTCTGGCGTATATGGCGATCCCATATTATCCAAGACCGTGAACATCGTCCCGTCAACTACATTAAGAATATCCATGCCGGAAGGCAATATTGGGGAAATCAAGGGGGCGATAACGTATACAGCATTGAGCGACGCTCCCCGCGACGCTATTTACATTTCGGAGGTTTTTGAGAACACCTACAGCGATTACCAGAGAGAACTGACATTAAAGCCTGGCGATAGTGTAACTATCCCGGTATCCAGGTTTCCGAGCGCGGCAGGAGGACGGTTTACTGTAAAGGCAAAGGTACAAATTAGCGATAATGCTTGGGCAAATGAAAACAGACAGTTATCCTACACCAAAACGCCTACCTCAATGCCAGACAGCCCGTACCGGGTGGAGCGGCTACAGGGCAAGGAGTGCGATGTCATGCCGCAGACCTTGGCCGAAGCGGTATTTATGCCAGATGGGAAAAGCGTGGCGGCATATATGGATTTCATCAAAACGAGAGCGACAGTGGTCACCGGAAGCTATGTGGGGACTGGAGATTATAACAGTGGAACCGGATGGGGGAGCAGTAACCCGACATCACTGACGTTTGACTTTGCCCCCAAGTTGCTTATTATTGGTTGGCAAGAAACACTCGATAATGGTTTTTTCACCAGTAATTTAGGGGATCGGGTCACCTCTGATAATTACTATTCTATATACACAGGAGCTTTAACGACACAGTTTAAGCAGTATAGAGGCTTTGGTGACCCTTCCGGCAGTTATGCAAAGAGGTCATCAGACGGTAAGACTATAACGTGGTATGCTACTGGTCATGCAAACGCTCAGAGAAACGACAGAAGATACAAATATTATTACCTTGCCATCGGCTGAAAGGGGGGCCACCTATGACCATCATCCAAATAGAACCTCTGGAAAGCGGCCAGCACCCGATCCAGAGCCAGAGCCACCGGCGCGCCTGCTGGGTGGAGGGCTACATAGAGGTGCCCGTCCACCTGGAGGCCGCTGTTTGGGCGACCTGTGGCTGGTGTGACCTCCATATTGAGGAAGGCAGGCTGGTTGGTGTCACACCCACCGAGCGGCCTCCCGAGCCGGAGCCGGAGCCCCAGCCGCCCTCTGAGGAGGACGTCACCCTGGACATGCTGGCCGACCATGAGGAGCGGCTGTGCATGCTGGAACTCACCACCACCGCCACCGTTGCCACATGAGAAAGGAGATAGCATGACAACCGTATATAACCTCTGCAAGCTGCTCATCCAGAAGAACCGAACCGATGGCCTCCAGGAGAAGATGGAAGTCTACCTGGCCGCCGACCGGCTCACCCCGGAGGAGTACCAGGAGCTGGCCGGGCTGCTTGCCCCAGAACAGTAATCAACAGCGGGATCGCTGGATAAAAGAAAGGAAGTCTATTATGAAAAACATCAACTGGAACGAACTCACCCCCGCCTGCTACGCGATCGCCAACGCCAACGATGTAGATGTGGGTGTAGGCGGCAGCATGGTACATAACAACATCCGCCACGGCAGGGCGGTGGACATCGGCGCGGAAAATCTGCCCGCGGCCTTCCGGCCTGACTGGGCAGCCCTGGGCGACGGCGTAGATCTGGCCGCGGAAAACGACGAATTTAACGCCTGGATCAGAAAGCGCCAGGGTAACGTCAAGGCCCTGGCCGCCCTGTGGAATGCAAAGGACTATCAGGGCATGATTGAGCTGATGGAGAACGCCGCCGACCCCGGCCCCATCAACGGCGAGAAGCCCAGCGACCATGAGTAAGTACATAGCGGTCATCACCAGGGCGGACATCACCCGCGCCGCCCTGGTGGAGGCCGGGGGGCGGTCTATGGAGCAGGTCAAGGCCGCCTGCGGGTGCCAGTACATTCTCAATTCCTGGTTTTACGACACGATCACGGGCCGCCCGGTGGGCAATCTCAAGATCGACGGCACAGTCAAAGCGGCCGCCGGCTGGAACGGCTGGGGGCTGACCTGGGACAAGGGCGCCGACATCCGCCTGGACATCTTACCCGACAACGGCGGGGCTTCCTACCTCAGCGGCGTGGAGCTGCTGACGCCCACCAGGGGGCCGGGTAAGGCCCTCAGCTACTCCCCGGAGTACGGGGGCACACGGGGGCGCTCCGCCGTCCTGCTAGCCGGGGCGCGGGTGATCCTGTACTGCTCCGGCGACGGCACGGCGGACGCCAAGACGCCGGAGGGGCTGCGGGACGAGCTGGTGAGCATCGGCTTCCGGTACGACCAGGCGGCCAACCTGCGGGCCCTGGGCCTCGACGCGGGCAGCTCCTCCAACTGCGACTTTGGGGACGGCCAGCGCATCAGCAACGGTAAGCGGGTCAAGGGCTATCTGTGTATCTGGACGACGAAGGGCGGCCAGAAGCCGCCAGAACAGGAGGAGAGTATGGGCAAGTACAAAGTGACGCCCAGCATCGGCGTCAACATCCGAAGCGGCCCCGGCACCGGTTACGGCAAGGTGGGGGCGTACCCCTGCGGGGCCGTGGTAGACGTGCTGGAGGCCCGTGACGGCTGGGGCAGGACGGGCAAGGGCTGGGTTTCCCTGGCCTATCTGGAGGCCGTGGAGGGCCCTCAGCGGGTCATAGACAACGGCATTGCCATCCAGGAGCATATCATCTCCGACGGGCGCAAAAACCGGCCGGGCAGGGACACCAACCCGGACACCTACATCACCATCCACGAGACCGGCAACGCGGCCAAGGGCGCCGACGCCGCGGCTCACGGGGCCTACCTGGACAGCGCCGCCGGGGAGGACGATCTGGTGAGCTGGCACTACACCGTGGACGACCACGCCATTGTCCAGCACCTGCCCGACTACGAGACGGCCTACCATGCCGGGGACGGCAAGGACGGGCCGGGCAACGCCACCAGCATCGGCATCGAGATCTGCGTCAACGCCGGAGGGGACTTTGAGGCGGCCAAAGCCAACGCGGCTGCCCTGGTGCGCCTGCTCATGGCCGAGCATGGGATTGACATTGAGCACGTCATCCAGCACAACCGCTGGAACGGCAAGGACTGTCCCAAGACCATCCGGGCCACCGCCGGGGCCTGGGAGGCGTTCCTGGCGCTCTGCCGGGGAGAGACGGCGAATGTGTCCAAGTTGGACACCGACGTGGACACGCTGGCTAATGTCGGCATTATCGACCAGCCCGACTACTGGAAAGCCGGGAACTACTCCAAGGATACTGTGGAGGCCCTGATCGGGAAAACGGCGGATTATGTAAGGGAGGACGATTGATATGGAGCATATCAACGGATTCAAGGCGGCGGTCGCCGCCGTGCTGGGCGGTCTGACGGCCCTGTGGGGCTGGTTTGGCTGGCTGGTGCTTGCCTGGCTGCTCTGTATGGCGCTCGACTACGGCACCGGCACCGCCGCCGCCCTCCGGGCCGGGGAGTGGTCGTCCAAGGTGGCAAGGGACGGCCTGTGGCACAAGCTGGGAGCCGTGGTGGCCGTCCTGGTGGCCGCTATTCTGGACGGGGTGATCGGTTTGATTCTAGCCAACATCCCCGCCCTGGAGATGCCCTTCCAGTATGAGGTATTTGTGAGTGTTCTGGTGCTGGTCTGGTATATCATGACCGAGCTGGGGAGCATTGTGGAGAACATCGGTGCCCTCGGTGCGCCTGTACCTGCATGGCTCCGCAAGGCCATCGCCGCGTTGGAGTCCACCGTGGACGGTGCCGGGGACAAGCTGGGCGGCGGTGACCAGAGAGAAAGTAAATAGGCAAGAAAGAGGGGGCACCAAGATTAAGTGCCCCCTCTCGTTATTGACATCCATAATACTCCATGATATCCTAGGATAAAATAAAAGAATCTAAAAAATATTTGGGTAATGCATGGGTAAAACTGGGCGATAGGTTGCGGAGCTACTGCGGCGCAATGGAAACGGAAAATATTTGGCAGACTGTAAATCTGTTGCGTTTCGCTTCGGTGGTTCGAATCCACCCTCCTCC